TGACATTGGTTATCAGGATGTTCCCGGATTCCAATTTGGCTTTGGAACTACCTCGGCTTCGGAGACTGTGGCTTACGAGCCGTGTTTTAACGAGTTTCGATCCTCATATGACGAGGTTCTTGGTCAGCTGTCTCGATTCCAAGGAGCTGCCGATAGCGTGCCTCTTTATTCTTATTGGGTTCAACAGCGCGTTTTGTCGGCAAGTTATAACCAGTATTACTCCCTCTTGTTCGTGGATATTGATCAGGTAAACTCTCCGTTCGCTTCCAAGATGGAAGATAATTTCTTTGTCAACCTTTCGTATTCTGTTCAGAAGAAGAATTTGGTTAATAAAACATTTGCAACCCGTTTGTCTAATCGCTAATACATTGATTTTATGGCACTTGATTGGTTACTTGAAGATGCTCCTGCTTACGTCGCTCGTGGTCAGCGCATTCTTTCCGTTCTTAACGGTTCTGGCTCCGTCGATGTTCTTCCCGGCCGTCCGGATGTGGTAGCCGAACCTTCCGATTTTGAGAAGGGTGAGAGGTTCAATCCCGATATCGATTTTGATCCCAACTCCTTCTCTCGCATGGATAAGTTCGACGGTCTCGAGGTTGGACAGGAACTCATTGATTCTCAGCTCGATAAGGCTAAGTCTGCTTCGAAGCCCTCTAATTCTGAAGAAAAATAGTATATCCTTTACTTGACGATATATGCTACGTGCGCGGACCCCTTCTGCGAGAGTTCGTGAATCGCTGAAGGTTATTGGTAACGACTGCAGGAGAGGCCGCGCATTTTTCTATCGTTCTTTCTTGACCTCTATGGAAAGTTGTGAAACTTTGGTTTTTTATTAATTCTCATGGAGGTCGCAAAAAACCTAATTCTATGAATATCAAAGATTTATTGAAATCCAAGAAGTTTTGGACATTGATTGCAGCAGTCGTGTCTGCTCTTGCTACTTTTTTTCTTACTTCGTGTGCTGCACAGGCTAGAATGCAGCGCAGTGGCGTTCACATCGACACTGTGCGTGTTGATTATATTATTCGTTCTAACAATTTAAATCGCATTTAGTATGGCTGCTCCTATTGCTGCTGCCGGTGCCACTGCTTCTTTTGGTCGAGCTCTTGGAGAATCTGCTGCCTCTACTGGTACCACCGGCTTAATTAATGGCTTCCTAGGTCAGCTTTTTGGCGGCATGAACGCCCGTCGTCAGTGGAAGTTCCAGCAGAAGCAGATGAAGCTTCAGCAACAGTATGCCCTCGAGCAGATGCAGAAGCAGTCTGAACTCTCCTACGCCAACTGGCAGAAACAGTTTGACTATGAAAACGCATATAATGATCCTTCGAAGGTTTTTGACCGCTACTTGAAGGCTGGTGTTACGCCTGCTGCTGTTTTAGGCTCTTCAGGCGTTGGCGTGAATGCTACTATGTCTGGCGGTTCTGCGTCTATGCCTTCCGCCTCCGGTCCTTCTGGCGGCGCTCCTGTTAGCCCTGGTGCCTTCGCTGCCGGCGATCCCGCTGCTATTGCTCAGAATATGGTTGCCCAGTCTACGGTTGACCGCAATGCTGCTGCTGCTAGCCGAGATGAAGCAGAAGCTGCTAATCTTCGAGGTAATACGCACACGGTTGAATGGCGCAAGAACATGGATAATCTTGAGCTGCAGATTACGCAGCATAATGTTAAGGATGCTCAAGAAATTGCGAAGCTGCATGAGGCGCAGGCTGAAATTACGTCTATTGAGGCCTATTTGTCTGATATTTCGCAAGGCTATAAGCTTTCCTCCATTATGTCCATGGCCGGCATTCTCGAAGAGAAGTACAATTACCTTCGCCAAACTAATGATTGGTTTGCTCCTCAGGCTGGTGCTGCACTTGCTGTTGCTTGGAGTTCAGCGGTTGCCAATGTTTCAGCTGCTGCTGAATCAGACTCCCGCACGAAGCTCAATGCTCAGGATCTCAAGGATCTGCAGAAATGGTATGAGCTTAATTGGGAAAAAGACGTTCCTGTTCAGATTCGTGACGAGAAAGGTCAGGTCGTTGAAACGAAGACGATGAAGGTGGCCGAAACTTTGGCGATTCTGAAGACCGCTGCTGCCGAAACTGCTCAACTTGAAACAGGCAACGCCCGCTGGGATTTGCGTAATTCCCGGCTTCGCCTCGGACACGATGTTATTCGTTCCTTCGCTGCTGCTGCAGGCATCGCCGGTGCTTCGTATGTTGGTCGCAAAGCCTCTGGTCCTGCTGGTCCTGAAGGTTATGAGGAGATGAAGGAGGTTTACGGTCCTTCTGGCGACCGAATGGGCGCCACTTATGTTCGCCGTAGTTATTTTGAGAGAAAGTAGACAGCTTTTTCTACCTTTTGAACATTGCTTTTTCCCTTTTATGTCGTATGTTTGTGCTGTAACCAATAACCCCACTATTATGAAAAGCAACAAAAAATCCAGTCTTTCAAACCTCTACGTTGATGTCGCTGAGTACATGTTCATTGAGTGGCTCGTCCGCCACGGCGTATATTCTGTGTATAGAGCTAATCGTGTGAAGTTTTGCACGCAGCATCGAACCTTTCGGCAGGATTTGCGTGCTCACCTCCGCGATTTGCTTCATTCGACTAGGTTTACTCTTAGCGATATCATGGACTGCTCCTTTCCGTTTGCTATGACACCGCAAGGCTATAAATTTTGGACGGACCAGTCTGCCCTTTGGCGCAATTTTTGTAAAAGTTTTGATTTCACCCTTTAAATTGTATTATTATGATGCAGATTCACATTGTTCTTCGCCGGGTCAATCCGGCACTTGACATTGACCTTGCTCAGGTCGGTTATGTCAAAGATGGTCAGTTTGTGCAGCTGTCTTCTGACATTTTCTCGGATACTCCTATTTCCGATTATTTCCTGGTTTCGGATATTTCGAAATCACCTTACGTCAAGCATCAGTCGGTTTCCGGTCTCGTGTCACTTCTGGCTTCTTACCCGAAGTTCGCGGTCGAGTTTTTTGACAACACGATTGTTTTTATGTTCGACTTTAATATTGATTGCAATGAAAGCACGCCGAAAGAAGAAGGGCAGAGGAACTAAAGTAGTGACCCGCCCGCTTGGAGGAAGAGTTCTTTAACTGTGTAGCTCCCGGGATGGTTCTCCCCGGGAGCTTCTATCCTTAAACTCACCGAATTTATTCGGTATAAATTTCGTGGAGTGAAGCCATGGAGCTCGAAGACGCGAAGCGTCCCGGCCGTTAAGGCCGTCGAGCGGCGTAACGAAACAGTTTTCGCTCTCGAAAGTACCGTCTTTCGAAGCGCAGAGTATTATTCTTTGATTATGGATATATTTGATTTTCGCCCTCGTTTTTCCCCTATGGTTGACGGTCGTCCCTACCGTTTTTCTATTGGAGCCTATCGTGGCAGGAAACGCGTTGTTATCGCCTGGTTTTCTGACGAGACGCCTGCAAATGACTATCTCATTCGCTGCCGTCTTAATCATCCTGCCATTAAGTTTGATTGTCTTAAAAGTCTGTTGTAGTGCCTTGTTTATCGCCCATATGGATACGTAACCGCCGCTATTTCGACAAGAAGGACCCCTGTCGGAATGGTTCTGACGTTGCAAAGTCTGCTCTTGCTCTCCGCCCCTGGGATATTGCACGCCAGTGGTTGATGGTCCCATGCGGCAGGTGTGAAGATTGTTTGCGTCGGCAGCGAAACGATTGGTTTGTCAGGCTTGAGCGTGAACTTGCCCGATGCAAGGCTGAGCACCAGCAGGCTATTTTTATTACAATAACGATTGCTCCGAAGTATTATAATGAGGCGCTGCACGATCCCTCCAAATTTATTCGACGATGGAATGAGCGTGTTCGCCACAAGATTGGTCACTCATTTAAGCATGCTTTTTTTCAGGAGTTTGGTACTCACCCGGAAATGGGTTCTGAGCCTCGTCTTCATTTCCATGGTTTCCTGTTTGGAACTAATGTTCTTTACAACGAGATTCGAAAAGCTGTTGGTGATTTTGGATTCGTGTGGCTCGGAAAAGGCACGCACAAACGTGCTCGATACGTTGTTAAATATGTTACTAAACAAATTCAGTTTAATCCCGAGGATGTCTCGGGTAAATTCGTTACTTTAAATGGAAAACCTACACCACTTTCTATTCTCCTTCAACATCGCCGCTATACGAGAAAATTCGTATCTGCCGGTGTTGGCGATTTCCTTGGTTATATGCCTCGCCCTTCTGCCCGTACTTCGACGTGGTCTTATTTCGCTTCTTCGACTGGAGTTGTATATAATTACGCAATTCCTCGCTACTATCTTCGATATCTTAAACCGGAGGACGAGGTTGTTCGTTCGATTTCCTCTGCTGACAGCTATGCACATTTTAGCGGTTCTGCTTTGGTTAGACGTATTGTTTCTTTGTGTGTTAAAAGGTTCTCCCTCGATTCCGCCGTATCCCGTAGAGCGTCGTATGTGTGGGAGCAAAAACAAATAATGCGCTTTTCTGCCTCTTCTCGCAAGATGCCTGATTTTGATCCTCCTACTTGGCTGGATTTGGATATTCTTCAACTCTGGCAAGATCATTACAAACTTCAACTAATTACTTAATTTATGGGAAAACAACCTTTTATTTCTCACGCTGTAAACGGCTATTCTCGCTACGATGTTCCCGAGAGTAAGGCCTTTACGTGTACGCCGGGTATTCTGTATCCGGTGCGAATTGATTTTATCAACGCTCGAGACCGTGTGTCTGTTGAGCAAGGTATCGATGTCCGCAGCAACCCGCTCGCTGTTCCGACGTTTAACCCCTACACTGTTCGTTTGCATCGTTTCTGGGTGCCTCTTCAGCTGTACCATCCCGAGATGAGGACGAATAGCAGCAAGTTTGATATGAATAATTTGAGCTTGAATTTCGTTGCTGCTGCGTCGACTGCGTCTTACCCGTTCACTCACAACAACTACCCCTACTCCAATTCGTTGCTTCGTTGGTTGCGCATCATTCCTGCTTCTATCCCGGTGCCAACTTCTAGCAATGTTCCCGCATCGGCCAACCTTTCGTCTGCTCAATTGGGATACCCTTTAGGTTGGTGCACCGCTGATTCTTATCTTGCTTATTGGGATATCGTTCGCAATTACTACAGTTATTCCCAGTGGGGACTTTACTCTTTTGCTTGGCCCTGCAGCTGGTGTTTCATCCCCAATAGCACTGGTACCATCTATAACGTTCTTCAGTTCAATGACGAGTCGACGTTTTTCTCGCAAAGATTCGGAAACCTCGAGTTTCTCGATGCTTATTACGAGAGTCAGTTCTATCCTTCGTCTGTGCCGTCGTCGAACAATACGTACAATAGAGGAAATCTTTTTTCCCAGATATTGCTTTCGGACCTTGGCGCTACAATTACTGCTTCCAAGGACGGCTATCCCGTCTCCACCATCTATCCTGGAAGCTCTTCGTTGTCTACCGCAGGTCCCGCGAACCAATTCTCTACTGATGCCGGCTCCACAACTGTTAGTACGCTTGGAACGTTCCTTGTCGCCCATCCGATGGCCGTTATACCTTCGAACCCCGATCGCTACAGTCGGTTGCTCCCTGTTGGTAGCTCTGAAGGTGTCTCCATGTCAGGTGTCTCAACCATCCCGCAATTGGCTATTGCTTCGCGGCTTCAGGAATACAAGGATTTGCTTGGTGCTGGAGGTTCTCGTTACAGCGACTGGCTGGAAACCTTTTTCGCTTCAAAGATCGAACATGTCGATCGGCCCAAATTGCTGTTTAGTGCATCGCAGACTGTTAACGTTCAGATTGTCATGAATCAGGCCGGACAGAATAATTTTTCCGGTTCGTCAGCTAACGGCCCTCTCGGTCAACAGGGCGGCGCTATCGCTTTTAACGATCGCCTTGGTCGCCGACAGTCTTATTATTTCCGTGAGCCCGGTTACATGATTGACATGTTGAGTATCCGACCTGTTTATTACTGGGCAGGCGTCTACCCTGATTATCTCCATTATACTGGCGCTGATTATTTTAATCCAATCTATAATGACATTGGTTATCAGGATGTTCCCGGATTCCAATTTGGCTTTGGAACTACCTCGGCTTCGGAGACTGTGGCTTACGAGCCGTGTTTTAACGAGTTTCGATCCTCATATGACGAGGTTCTT